ATGGCGCACCGTGACAATGGTCTCTGGGGCAAGGTGCAGTGGAATGCGCGCGGATCCGAATTGATGGCGGACCGTGCCTATCGCGGCTTCTCGCCGGTTCTGAAGTTTGACCCAACTGTCAAAACCCGTGTCGCAACTATTTAGCAAAGGTCTTTGACCAATTGCCCGGCTTTGACCGGTCAAATCACATCCCTAACATCGGAGGTTTCGGAATGGATTTTCCAAGATTGCAAAGGTCTTGGAGCTGAGCGAGGACACGGACGAGGAAGCGTTTCTTGTTGCAATCGAAAAATCAAAAGGGTCACCGCAACCTGCTGAGCTTTCCGCCAAGATCAAGAAAATGGAAGCCGAGACATGCATCAATGCGCAGATGGCATCCGGCGTGGGCGTCCCGGCGGGCAAGCACGACGAAATGGTGTCTTTGCATGTCGAAAACCCGGAGCGGGCAAAAAGCTTTTTGAGCATGTTGCCAAAACTGGACCGCCCCCCACACGACTGATGCACGGCCAGTCTCGGGTAGCAAGGTCGAAGCTTTGACGGCTGATCAATCGGCATTTGCAACCCAGCTTGGCCTAACTGAAGAGGCCATGCTTGCATCACTTAACGAAAAGGGAGGTGCATGATGGCTCCGCTAACAAAGGACCGCAATACGCCTCGCTTGGAATGTGAAATTCGATCCGCCGGTGTGGTGGTCGCGACATTGATTTTCGCGGGTGCAATTGGCATGCGCGACGCGTCGGGTGATCTGGTCAATGGCCAAACGGCGACGGGACTGGTTGGTGGTGGGCGCACTGAAGAACGGGCCGACAATTCAGCAGGTTCTGTGGGAGATATCTCCTGATTGTTCCGGAGGCAGTTTGGCCTGCGCCAATGCGGCGGCAGTGGATGAGATCACGTCTGCTGATGTTGGATCGGTTTGCTTCGCAGTTGATGACCAGACCGTGGCCAAAACTGACGGCTCGTCCACTCGTTCGCCTGCTGGTATCGTCGATGTCGTGGACCTGAACGGAAATATCTGGGTGCGCTTTGAAGACACCCCGACCAGTGCATCTTAAGGAGACCCCGGATGCTAGTTAACGCTGCAAATCTAAATGCCCTGCGTACCGGTTTTTCCGGGGCTTTCAAAGGCGGGCTGGCCGAAGCGCTGTCGCATTGGAGCCCCGAGGTCCGGTCTAGCCAAAAAAGAAGGAAAATATGGCTGGTTGGGAAAATGCCTAACGTGCGCGAATGGATCGGCAAGCGGGCTGTCCAAAGTCCTGAACAGCATGATTATGCCAATAAGGAAAAGAAACTCGGGCTGACCATCGGTGTGGATCGTAATGATGTTGAAGCCGACAATCTTGGTATCGTCGGGCCGATGTTTTCGGAAATGGGCCGGTCATCAGGCAACTATGCTGACACCTCGATTTTTGCGTTATTGAAGGAAGGCTGAACCACCGATTGTTACCACGGTCAAAGCTTTTTCGGCACTGATCATCCGGCCTTGGGCAAAGATGGCAAAGACACAACAGTTGCAAACACTGATGGTGGAGCTGGGGCTTGGTGGTTTCTTATGGATACGAGCCCTGCGCTCAAGCCATTGATCTTGCAAAAGCGCAAGGACTTTCAGTTTACGGCCAAAGACAAGCTGACCGACGACAATGTTTTTGATGAGAACGAATTTGTCTACGGCACGGATGCCTGCATGAACGCAGGGTTTGGGTTTTGGTAAATGGCTTGGGGATCAAAGTAAGCGGTGGATGGGGCGAGCTATACTTCGGCCCGCGCGGCGTTGACGGGAATGAAGGGCGACTATGGCCGCCCACTGGGGGTGGCCAAATCTGTTGGTGGTGCGGCCCAGTTTGGAAAACGCAGGCCGCAAGCTTCTCAACAGCGAATATGTGGCGGGCGGCGAGACCAATGAGTGGAAAGGCTCGGCTGAATTGCTGGTTGTGCTTTGGCTGGCGTGAGGTCAGATCGATGGGTAAAAAACAGATCAACGCATTGCGCTGGAAGAGCGCGCCAAGGCTTCGGGTGTAGAGTTCACTTGGAACCTTGGCGACGACAAGCTGGAACAGCGGATAAAAGAGGCAGTGGCCAAAGCCAAACCAGCGGGGGAGGACAAGACCTTCATGCCTCCGCCGCTGGTTTCTTCTGGCCTGGCCAAACCGGTTGTGATCCCAAACGATGCACTGAGTGACGATGAGCAAGCCGCTTTGATTGTAGATCCAAAACTCAGCGTTGAAACCTTTGAGGCTGACTAACGTCTCAGCGCCGCCCTGTGTTGCTCGGGGGCGCTGAACTTTCCCGGCGGTGCCACACCGCCGCTGGGCTATTTATTTCGAGATACCCAGCGAGAGGGGTCTGGTCCGAGGCGTAAGCCCGTCAGCACCCATAGACCGCCGCCGACAGCGGTGCAGGAGATATTGGAAAGTAGGAGCGCAGTTCGCCCTCAAATTAGCAACGGAGACTAAAGTGACCTACACCACGCAATCAGAGCTGGAAGAGCACTACGGCACGAAGCTGCTGGTTGATGTGACCGATCGGGCAGAAATTGCCACGGGTGTTGTTGATACCGATGTGGCGGCGCGTGCGATTGCTGATGCTGTTGGCGAAATCAATGGCTATCTGAAGGCGCGCTATGTGTTGCCGATTGTGGGCATCCCGGATCCGCTAGGTGTTTTGGCACGCCGGATCGCGATTTACAATCTGCATGTGTATGAACCGTCGGCGAAGATTGCGCGCGATTATGAACGCGCCATTGCGACCCTCTAGGACATCTCAAAAGGTATTGTTCAGCTCGACGCTTTAGGCGTTGTCCCCAAAAGCCGCGGGGCAGGCGGGGCGCAGGTCACAGACCGAGAACGCCCGATGACGGCGCAAAACATGAAGGGCTTCATCTGATGTTGGCGGCCGTTCAAACCCGTCTTGAAACCTGTGTTCCTGAGCTGGCGGGCCGGGTTGATTTGGCGGCTGAATTTGCGTGATTGCGCGAAAACGGCCGGGGGCCAGTGAGGGGGCGTGGCGTGCTTTGTGCTGCCTTCGGGCACCACGGGCTTGCAGGCCAGCGCTGCTGCCGGCCTGTTTGTCCCAGACATTCGTTTGGGCGTTTTTGCGATGACGATGCTGCAATCGACCGATGCCACAGGACGGCGGGCTTTGGGTCGGGTTGACGGGTTTTTGAAAGACATCCGCGAGGCGCTTAGCAGCTTGCCCCGTCAGAGACGGTTGGCGTGTTTGAGCTGGTCTCAGAGCGTCCAGTTCCGCAAGAGCGCGGAACGCTGGCCTTTTTGACGGACTTTCGGATCAACGATCAGCTGAGGATTACCACATGAAGCTTCCAAGCGGCTGCGATCAATACACGCGAGACGTCGAGGGTGAACTGATCCAGACGACCCTTCCATCCAAAAAAAACCACCCGAACACTCCAAATCGGCCAAGCGCCGCGCAGGTTCCAAATCAGCAAAAAGACGGAGGCGTAAATGACCAAGTTCTAACGCAAGAAAACCCTGCTGTTTAAACCCGAAGCGACCTACGGCGTCGACGCGGCTCCAACCGGCGCTGCAAACGCGGTGAATGCCAGATCGAGGCAACGACGCTGGCAGTATTCATTCCCTATGCGCTGGCGCAGGCTCAAAGCAAATTGCCGCTTGTGTTGCAGCATGAAGCGACGGCAGGGCGGATCAGTACCTTATCGGTGCCAGCGGCGCAGGTGCAGCGCCCCGACGCGCCAACGGAAGCGCAGGGTATTCTGGAAAGCCCGCTTCGCTTTAAACCGCAACCCACGGTCGGCAACGATCAGTGGACGCTGGTTTTTACTTAATCGGCCTTTACTTAAATCCGAGACGTTCAAAGGAGTTCAGACATGTTTGTCTTTGCCCCAAACCGCACCTTTTCCGAAACCTGCCGCATTGCTGACAATCAGCGGTTTTCTGTGGTGTTCCGGGTGCTGACGGATAAGGCCTTGAGAGAGCACGGTTTTAACAGTGTCGATGGCGAAAAGCAGTTCTTGCGTGCCATTGTTCAAGACATCCCCGAGATCGAAGGCGAAGGCGAAGGCGAAGGCGAAGGCGAAGGCGGCACACGCTTGGCGTTCAGTGACGCATTGTTTGACCAGATTTTGGAGTTTCCCGATCTGCGAAACGCCTTTTGGCGCGGCTACCGCGCAGCGGTGACAGGGGCCAAAACGGGAAACTGATCTGGCCGGGCGTGCGATCATCGAGGGCACGCTATGGAAAACCGGCCGCGCGGTAAAAGAGCTTGATGACGATGCCGAATTTTGGGGGATACCGCGCGCGCTTTTGGACAATGGCCCGGCTGATCAAGGTCTTTGGCCTGAGCATGAAACCGCTGCAGATGCGTTTTTGCGCATCCGAGGCCAATGGCGGGTTTTGCCAGTCTTTGGCGCGGCCCCGGTTTGGCTTGGGCTAGATTACAGCGCCGCCTAGACCGGTCTCAGGCTGGCGGGTTACGATCTGACACCAGCGTTTGGGACTGAACTCCAGCTTATTGAACAGGGGGCCAAAGCGGCCTTGAACGGGGATTAGATATGACCCTACGGTTCCATTCACGCCTGACGGCCGATGGCAAACAGGCCAAGGTTGAGATCAAAGGCACCGCCGCTGAGCTTGAGAGGCTGGGCAAAGAACTGGGTGAGGTTAGTCGCGGCGGCAAAGGGGCAAAAGCCTCGCTTGACCAAATCTCTGGCGCGGCGCGCGCGGCCTCTGGCACACTCAGCCAAGCATCCGTGGAAGTGGGAAAACTCCGCGACACGCACCGCAGCCGGATCTGTGGGCAATCTTAGGGCTCAGTTCAACGATATTGGCGTGATGTTGGCGGCGGGCCAAAACCCGCGGCAACTGGCGATTCAGCAAGGGACGCAGATTACGCAGGTGCTTGGCCCGATGGGCGCTGCTGGGGCGGCAAGAGCGGCGCGCGATTTTCAATGAAATTCTTGGCGGGTATCAAGATATCCAAGGCGCGGTGGATGACACGACGGCGGCCCAGATCGCGGCGGCTGAACGCCTGCGCGACGGGTTTGAAAGGGGGCGCGCAGTTGACGGGCGGCATCACTCAAGACGAGATTGCGCGTCTGCAATCTGTTGAGGCCTATCTTTTGCGTTTCTACTAGATCAAAGGGTGCGAGCCCGACGCGGCGCGGCAGGCGGGCAAAGCGCAATTGGCCTGAGCGCAGTATTGTCATTCGCGGGTCTTAGTTGAGCGTGAAGTTCAGGCGATGCAGGCTCGGTCCGAAGCGCAAAAGCTTTATGGGTCCTATCAAGACAGCCGGGTTGGCCCATACGCGGCTTTGAGTTGTGCTCAAGACGTTTTGGCGATGATGCTTGATCAAAACGAGCTGGCGCGGATTGCGTTTATGTAGGGTGAAGATTGCGTTGAGATGATCGCGGCGCGGGCTGAGGCAGAGCGGCGTGCCTATGACGAGGTTTGGGACACGATGGTTGTTTCCGAGGCTTTGAAAGAAGAGCTGCGCGGGGCTTTTGAGAACGGCCAAGCCTTGTCACAAACCGATGTCGGGGCGGGGATTTGGTGCGCTGTGACCGAGGCGGGGGCTTTGGCCAACAATCTTGGGATTAGTTTGCAACTGGCGCAGCGTATTGCCAGCTTTGGCCCCCAGTGTATGGCCGGCAAAGACACCAAAGTTCCACTGACCGGTATGCAATATGGCCGGCGCGGCGGCGATCCGCGCAATATGGACGGCTCCGCCTATGATTGGCAAAACCGCTATGCCGAGGTGTTTATGCGCAATCGGGAAACCTTGGCGCATGCGAAAGGCGTCCGAGCGAGAAGCGATTGCAGCAAAGATCACGGTGCTGGAGACAGAAAAGGCGGCTCAAGACGATACAGCGGCTGCGCATGACTATTTGAGTTCCAGCGCCAGCGATTTGATCCCGTTATTGGCGCGGGGCGGTGAAGATGCGGCCTCGGCTTGGGATCAGTTCACCCGATCTTTTGAGGCGGCGGCCTGGCAGACTTTGCTCTTGGGTGAGTGGCCTTTGATGGCGCTGCTATCGATGAGCGCTTTTGGATCAGGCATTGGTTTGGGCAGAGGCGGTGCTGTGGGGTTTATCGGCAAGCTTTTGGGCTTTGTAAATGGCGGGTTCAACGGGGCCGCCGCCAATCTGTCCGGGGCTCCAGCCAAGATCGAATTCATTGACCAATCAAGCGGTGCTCAAATGACCAAAGAAGAACGAGTCGGTCCTGAAGGCGGACGGTTGACACGCTTTGTGATCAACGACAGCATGGGCCAATCGATCAATGAACAGGGCAGCTCTGCGCGAAAGGCGCTAAGGCAGGGCTTTGGTCTGTCACCGGTGAGGCCGCTGCGATGATTTACACATGGCCCGCTGATTTGCGCAAGCCGACGCGCAGCACGGAATCCTGCCCGTCGCGTTATGGCCGCCGCTATTTGTCAGTGGCTCGGACCTTGTCTTTGCAGATGATGTTGACCCGTGTGCAAAAGCAGATATTTGATCAGTTTCATGACGTGACTTTGGGCTTTGGCACCGCGTATTTCTGGGTGCCCAACCCAATCAGCGATGGCTGGCCAATGATCGCGCCGGATGGGGAGGCGCTGCTGTCACCCCAAGATGAGCCACTGGTGATGGCGGCAAACTGGCTGTGTTTAATGGGCGATGAACCCCCACTTGGAGGTCCCTTGCAGGGGGGGCTTTTGCACTCTCGTTCTCGGTTGTGCTCTTGCATGTTGATCATGCCGATTGGGACGCGCCGGTGCGGGGTTCATCCGACCCGACCGGACGGCTGTCCACCGATCATCTGCTTTATGGCACGCGGTCAAACTGGCTGGGGGCCAATCCGATCACCGAGCCGTTTCTGTTTTGACGATATCGGCTGAGGTTCCCGGCGCTACTGTGATCATCCGGATCATTCCAGGCGGTGTGGTATCGCTGCCATACAGGCGGCGGCTTATGTGACCCATTTGGCCGGTGCTGCCTTTGGCGGGGTTGGTGGTTTGGGACTCATTGGGCCTAACGCGGTTTTCTTCGGGACGCTGGCGGAGATCGGTTACATTGGGTATCGGCTGGCCAGCCCAGCCTATACCTTTTCGGCGGCCACAAACGAGATCGATTGGCCGGCCGTTCAAGACTGGCACGCCTGTTGCGAAGCGCAGGGCCTGAAGAATGACCGCAGGCATCGCGCGAACGAGTCCCTTTCCGCTGTTCTGAGTGCGATTTGCACGGCCGGGCGGGCATAGCCGCGTCGCGATGGCGCGCTGTGGAACGTCGTTATCGACCGGCCGCAAGACGTGATTGTCGATCAAATCTCGCCGCGCAACAGCCGCCGGTTTCGCGGGCAGCGGACCTATGTCGATCTGCCTGATACACTGCGGGTGCGGTTCTCGGATGAGACAAACAGTTGGGAGAGCACCGAGAAGATCATCCCTTGGTTGAGGCATGAGGGGCCGATTGATCTGACCGAAGAGCTGTCGATTCAGGGCAAAACAGATCCCGATGAGGTTGAGATCGAAGCGGTGCGCCGGATGCATGAAGTATCGCTGCGCCCGGACCGGTTTTCGGTCATTCAAGACGGGGCGGCGCGGGTCGCCACACGCGGCGATATGGTGATGCTGTCACATTATGTTTTGGACAGCGCGCAGGTTGCGGCGCGGGTGGTGCTGACCGAGGGCGCGGCGGCCGAGCTGGACGAAGAGTTTCAGATGATTGCGGGGCAGATCTATGCGCTGCGGTTTCGGGTGTTCGACGGGGTTGATGACGTGATCGGCGCGTCGGTTGTTGCGCAGGTGTCCGGCACCATAGGGACTACGCGGCTGGTGACGATTTTGGACACAGTTGACCGGCCATATCTTGGCGAAGACAGCTTTGCCGCCCACATCATTGCGGTTGAACCGGCAGAAGACATGGCCGTACATCTAGCGCGGGTCAATGGTGCGCCGGGCCTTGATGCCTTGGCAGTGGCGCATGTGGTTTCGGACTGGACGCCAATCATTGGCGAGGCCAGTCCGTCCTTTGGCCTGCCAAGTGTTTCCGAACTGGCGGGCATTGATATCGACGGAACCGAGATTGTGATCGGGGCCAGTGTGACCGGATCGGATGCGATTTACATCCGGTCCATTCGTGTTGAGCACCGGATGTTGGGCGCGGCGGCTGGGGACACCGCCGAGATTTTGGGCAGCTCTGGTGCGGCGGCGGCAACGCAAAACATTGGCCTGTCCAGAGCGGCCACCGTCGACGGTGTTGTGCTGACTGATGGAAGCAGGGTGCTGGTCACAGGGCAAAGTGATGGCACACAAAACGGAATTTATATCGTCGAGACGGCGGGCGCTTGGAGCCGTGCGCCCGGGGGCTGACAGCAGCGCAGAGCTGGCGGTTGCAGCGGTGTTTGTATCGCAAGGGACAGTTAGCCAAGGCACATCCTGGATGGTGAATGGCACGCCAATCCTTGGAAGTGATGACGTCGTATGGGCCGAGATTGCAGGTCTAAACAGCACGGAAACCACCACCGCCGCTGCTGCTGTGGCTCAAAAATGGGCGCATGATGCAGAAAACACCGAGGTCGAAGCCGGGGCCTATTCGGCCCGGCACCACGCCGCCAAATCACAGGCAAGTGCGCAAGGGGCGGGTTTGTTTCAAGCCGGTGCCATGGCTGACGCCGCCGCCGCATCGGTGGATCGGTCTGGCGCGCAGGCAAGTGCTTTAACCGCGACGGTGCAAGCGGCGCAATCTGCCAACGCCGCCAGCATGGCACTGGCGGCGGCGCTGGCCTCGGGCCTTGGCGTTTACGGCGATACGGCAGCGGGCCTCGCGGCCACTGGCGATGGCGGGCAATTTGTGGTGGTCGATGATGCTGGCGCGCATGTTTACGCCAATGTCGGAGATGTCGCCACCGATGAGGATGGCTCGTTGGACCAAGGTTCGAGACGGATGCAGCATTCGTTGCCTCGTCGGTTACAGACCTTGGTGAGACGGGAACGAGGGTCGCGGGTGGTGGGTGGCCGCACCTGGTCGCAGCGCCTGCTGCAGCAGACCACCATTTGATGACGGCTGGCGGGGTGAAGCTATACGCAGACCATGCGGCCTGCGTTGTTCCGCTGCCCTCGACACTGACCATGCGCAGCGCCGCGTCAGTCTTGCAAAGAACAGGCGTGGTGTTCCGGCAGCCAGATGACGCCAATATGTCGCCGCTGGTTTCAATAGACGTATCGACAGTTTCGTCGCCGTATTGGGCTGAGATTGATATCCAAGTTGACGGCAACCGAGGCAATAATGGCGAAGTGACGGGCGTGGAAATTATGCGGTTGAAGCGTGGCCGGTCGAAGGCAACAGTTGCAGCGGTTGAATGTGATTTTGGCGCGCATATTACGGGCAATGTCGAACTTGCCAAATTCGATCTACATGTTGACCGGTGCGGGACCGGAGTGCTGGTCAATGAAAGCAGCGGTGCAACACCGGACGAGCTTTTGCTGAATGTCGTGGCTCACGACTGTGACACGTTTTTCGCGGCGTCCGGCTCGGACAAGATGAAAGGCTTAATCAATTTTGCCTGTGAGAAGTCCACATCCTACGGAGCCAAGCTTGAAAAAGGTTGGTGGGACGTTCGGGGCATTATCCGCAGTGTCGGCATGTATGGCGACGGCGGGCTGCAGATAGACGGAGCGGAGGTGCGGGGCTCTTTGGAAATCACGGGCGGTGATGATGCAAACTGCGCTTGGGGCGCGAATGTTCTTTCCGGTGACTTGAACGGTTTGAGCCTCAAAATTAGCGGGAAATACGCGGATGAGGTATTTTTAGCGGGCGGCGTAGCCGGATCGGCGCAGGTTCATCTGGCAGCGACACCGTCCAATGGCACTGGGATCAAACTCGGCGATTCAGCCGGTTTGGCGCTAGACGGGTTCGCTCTTCTGCCGGGAACCGAGGTCAACGGCATGGCAGCTTTGGATCTGGACAATGCGCGCTCATGCAAGGTGTTTCTTACAAAAATCGTTGGCGGTGTTTTGATCGGGGCAGGTTCGACCAACAACACGATCCATATTCCGCGCAAACACGCCGAGACGGTTACATTTGCAAACAGCCGGACACAGCTAGACAACAAAATTTTGTTCGCGGGCTCGTTCACATGGGCAGAAATGGCGGCTTTGAATGGCGGCGCTCCGTTCAAGGGGATGCAGGTTGTCGCTTGCGCGCAGTTCGATCAGGCAATGGCGTTTTTTGACGGCACGCAGTGGGTTCCCTCCTATGGCGCTTTTGCCTCTGGTGAGATAACCGTGTGGAGCAGCAGTATATCCTGTTCGGTGGCGCATGGTTTGGCGGCGGACCCCGGCAACATGGCCTTACCGGTCGTGCCCGACGCAACCGGTTGCTGGATTGCCAGCGCGGCAACAAAATACGCATTCAACGTAACCGCGATAGATGTCGTTGTGTTCTTGGATGTGGACCCGATGACAGACGTCAAGTTTGTGTGGCAACTGCATAAAGTTACCTAAATCGAAGTTCGTTCAATACGGGTAATCGGCCCGCGGGGGCGAAAGCCCCTTCTTAAAGGAAGGTCACAGAGCGCAGCAACGCTCTGCAACACGGGGCCAAACTCGCTAAAGAAGCCCCCGCCGACCAGCATAAGCGTTATGGCCGCTCCCACCCCTGATCAGGGACCGGCACCATGAGCTGAGTCGCTGTAAATATGCATGAAGAAATCAGATGCACATCTTGTGCGGGTTTGTTATTCAAGGTGAAGCCGGACGCGCTTGTGGGTGATCTATCGATCAAATGCCCACGCTGCCGGTCCATCAATAACTTGAGGCCATACCAGAGCCCGAACCCAGAGCGCCCCTTATGTAAGGTAGCTGAGCGCGACGGAACGGAGGCCCTATGTGGCTGTTCATCCCCCAATCCAACCTAAAGACCTTTGCGGCATCAGTCTTTGCGCTGGTGTCAAAGGACTTGATCTTGGGCTTCACATCGCGCAGCCCGGATATCGAACTGTGTGCTATGTCGAGCGAAACAGTTTTGCCGCGTCCACTCTCGTGGCGCGGATGGCGGACGCGTCTTTGGATCAGGCCCCTGTTTGGGACGATCTCAAAACCTTTGATGGCAAGCCGTGGCGTGGCCGCGTTCATCTCATCTCTGCCGGTTATCCGTGCCAGCCCTTCACCCTGTCCGGGCTCAGGAAAGGCGAAGGCGACCCTAGGCACCTGTGGCCAGACGTGGCCCGCATCGCCCGCGAAGTCGCGCCGGAATGGTTGTTCTTCGAAAACGTCCCCGGCCATCTCACCCTTGGCCTGCAAGACGTCTGCGTTGACCTTCAGGCAATGGGCTACCGGGTTGCAGCGCGCGTCGTATCAGCGGCGAAAGTCGGCGCATCGCATACCCGCGAAAGGGTGTTCATTCTGGCCCACGCCGACATTCAAGGGGACGGGGAACCGGGCATGTATTGTGGGCAGTCCGGCGGGGATCCAGTTCAAGACGGATCTCAATCAGATCGTATCGCAGGTCGGGATCAAGAATGCGGCCAGCGCATAGACGTTGATGTGGGACATGCTGGGGGCGGCGGGTTGGACGCCGGGGCGGTTCCGCTCTTCCCACCGCTTCCGGGTGATCTTGCTGAGTGGGGAGAAGCACTCAAGCGATCCTCTGAGCATAAACCCTGCGTTCACGGATTGGATGATGGGGTGGCCTTCGGGTTGGACAGATCCGCTGGGGCCGGTAACGGGGTGGTCCCAATGGCTGGAGCGCGCGCGTATGTCGATTTGAAGGACGAGCTATTGAAGGAGCGTTAA